TAAGCGAGCAACTGTCAGTAGCGTAAGGGAGTCAGCATGACTAATGTAGTTATTGACATTGCAGCAGAATTTACTGGAAAAAAAGCATTCAAGCAGGCTGACACAGCAGCAGCAAAGCTCACTAAGAGCATTGCCAATGTTGCTAAAGGATTCGGCATAGCCTTCTCAGCTAGAGCCTTAGCGCAATACAGTAAGCAAGCGGTCAATGCTTTTATTGCGGATGACAAAGCAGCAAAAGTTCTTTCTCGTACCCTCAACAATCTTGGTCTGGCCTTTGCTGACCCAGCAGTTAAAACATTTATAGCGGACTTAGAAAAACAATATGGCATTCTTGATGATTTTCTTCGTCCTGCTTATCAAAAGTTAATTACCACTACTGGAGATTATCGTAAGTCTCAGCAATTATTGAGAACTGCTCTTGACCTAAGTGCTCAAAGTGGTGTTGATGTTGTCTCTGTAACAGATGATTTAGCAAGGGCATACGCAGGCAACACTAAAGGCTTACAGAAATATGGACTAGGTTTAAGTAAAACTCAACTTAGCGCAATGTCATTTGAAGAAATCTTGGTCAAAATCGCAAAGATTTCTAGTGGTCAAGCAGCCTTAGCAGCTGACACTTATTCTGGAAAACTAGACAAACTCAATGTGGCAGCTGCTAACGCTTCGGAAACTATCGGCGGAGCATTGATTGATGCCTTTGGTACATTTGCAGGCAATGGCGATATAGACAAAGCAATTGGCAAGATTGACTTTTTTAGCAAGCTCTTGGCAACTATCATTTCTCCTAAACTTATGGAGCAGGCTTTAAGCGGGGTCGATTTTAAGTTCGGAATTATTCCAACTTTGAAAACACCTAACACAAATCGATCTGCAAGCCCAGCGGGAACCTATGCTAGGAATCAGGCAGAGATGAAGGCTGCTGCTGCCGCTAAGAAACAGCAAGCCGATATGCTGGCAACTAATAAAAAGACATTGAAATCGCAGCAAGATGCATTGAAATTGGCTAAGGCCAAGGCAATTTTCGACATACAAAAGATTCAGATTGAGGCAGCTCTTAAGGGCAAGATAAGCGAAGAAGATCGCTTGCGCTTGCTACTTATGAAGGCTATTAACGCTGAGAATTTAGACGATATTGACAAATATACAAAGGCTCTTGATGCAGCACAGGCCAAGACTAAAGAATTACAAACCTTGCTGGACGCTATAGCCAAGAACAGACTAGGCAATGTTGTCTCGGCAGATTTTTACAAAGGGATGAGTGAAGCTGAAATTGCTTTGGAAAAATTTAAGGAGTCTGGCAAGTTTAGAATTGCTGGTATTGGCAATCCTGTAACAGCAGACTTCTATCGTGGTCTTAGTGATGCCATGATTGCCTTAGAACGATTTAAGGAAGCAGGCGGATTCAGACTTGCTGGTGTAGGCAATGCCAGTGCAGTTGCAAGTAACGGAGCAGGTGGTTTTACTGATTCTCAAAATGAAGCAAGACTTCTTGAAGAAGCAAGAAAGAAGGCAGCAGCTGATGCAGCCGCTGCTGCCGCTGCCGCTGCGACTACTGTTGTTGTCAATGTAGCAGGAACAGTAACTGCTCAAGAGGATTTAGAGAAAGCAATTCAGGATGCAATTAACAAGTCTAGAGCTGCTGGCAATGTAGATGCTATAGCCCCTAGATCATGGCGAGGCGAAGTGTAATGGCTTTACCTGCAACAGTAGGCGTAACTATAAACTTTAGCGATGGTCCAGCGTATGCACAGGCCATGATTCTTGACCAAGGTTTATTGGGTACTAATGTCCTTGCCAATAGTGCAGCTATTATTATTGATTATTCAGCACAGACAACACAGATTGCTACACGCAGGGCGCGTGACCTTATCAATGACATCTACAACACAGGCAGTGCATCAGTTAAGATTCTTGATCCTGATGGGGATTTCAATCCGACTAACACGCTTTCTCCAATTTATGGCTTTGTAAAACCTTTACGCAAGATACAAATAACAGCTACTTATGGGGCTACTACTTATAGCCTGTTTAGTGGTTACATCTCTGAGTATCGCTATACCTATCCTGTAGGCCAAGAGATTGGCTATGTGACAGTGCAGGCTTTTGATGCCTTTAAGATTCTTAACCTTGCATATATTGAAACTGTTACAGGTGGAGTTCTAGGTCAAGACACAGGCACTCGGATTGACAAAATTCTAGATCAGGTTGCTTGGCCGTTATCAATGCGCTCTGTCTCAGTCGGTGACACAACTTGTATTGCAGATACTGGCACAACTCGCACAGCACTACAGGCAATCCGTGTGGCAGAGTTCAGCGAGCTAGGGGCTTTCTACATGGATGGCGCAGGCAACGCTATCTTTAAGAGCAGAACTGAGACTATTGAAACAGCAGGCGGCACTCCTACAGTCTTTAATCAAACTGGTGGTATTGATTACGCGAACCTAAAATTTGCTTTAGATGATAAGCTCATTATTAACTCGGCCAATATAACTCGCGCTGGTGGCACAACCCAGACTTCTACAGATACTGCAAGCGTGGATACTTATTTCTTGCACAGTGTCAATTCTAATAACCTCATCATGGAAACTGACGCAGATGCCCTTGATGTGGCACAGCTCTATGTGGCAAGTCGTAAAGACACAGACCTTCGCATTGACTCAATGACCCTTGATCTTATGACTGCCAATTACACAGCAGGCGTTACAGCTGCTTTAAGCATGGACTTCCTTTCTCCTGTAACTATTTCAAACATCCAGCCTAACGGCGACACAATTACAAAGACTCTACAAATTCAGGGCATGAGTCATGATATTACCCCTAACTCATGGGTCAGCAATTTCTTGACAATGGAGCCAATCACCGATGGCTTCCTGCTCGATTCGACAATATGGGGTATCCTTGATACATCCGTACTTAGTTACTAGGAGAAAATATAATGGCAGCTGGACTAGGTTTTAAGACCTTTACAACGGGAGAGGTACTAACGGCGGCTGACACTAACGGCTACTTGATGCAGGGCATCAATGTGTTCGCATCAACGGCAGCTAGAGATGCAGCGATTACCTCACCACAAGAGGGGCAATTTGCATACACAAAAGACACTAACTCGCTATGGTATTACACAGGATCAGCGTGGGCGGCTTCTGGTGCTACAGGTGATATTGAAGGCGTTACAGCTGGGGTAGGTATAACTGGTGGCGGCACAAGTGGCACTGTCACTATTACAAATGACATGGCAACAACCATCACAGCATCAGGTGACATTGTGGTTGGTACAGGTTCAGGCACATATGACAATTTGCCAATTGGTACAACAAATCAAGTGCTCACAGCTGATACGACAGTTTCACCATATAAAGTTAAATGGGCTACGCCAGCAGGCGGTAGCACACTTAATTACACTTCACTTTCGTCAGCAACACCAAGCGGAACAACCTACACAGTCACAGTTGCTAGTTACAATTATTATATTATTTTTATTGATGGCGTAACTGCATCATCAGGATTACCTTTATATTTATTAAGATTAAACGGCGATGCCACTTCCAAATATGGACAATCAGGATTCCGCGGTCAATATGCAAGTACAGTCGACCGTTACAATGTAAATTTTAATGCGGGAACATCTTTTCAGTTTCTTGAAGGTGGTAATGCTTCAGGTAATGATAACTATGCAGTAATAAAGATTGAAGGCGGTAATTCGGCTGGCCTTAAATTATTGCAAGCAAATTCTGCGCCACAAGGAAGTCAAGGCGATATCTATTCACAATCTGGCACTTATTCAGGGACTAGCGCAATCACTTCAATTAGTTTAATTGAGCAAAATGGTTTCACTTGGACTGGCGGAACAGTCCGCATCTACGGAAGCAATTAAGGAGTGACAATGGATAATTTAATCGAAGTACTGGTTGCCCAAGACGGCACAATTACGCAGGTGCCTTACACGGCTGAGCAAATTGCAGAGGTTGAAACTAATCGTGCTGCTTATGAAGCAAAAGTTGCAGCCAAGGCCAAAGCCGAAGCCGACAAAGCAGCATTACTAGCCAAGTTAGGCATAACTGCCGATGAAGCAAAGTTACTGCTTTCATAGTGGAACACTTGACTGAGATGATTACTCATGAAGCCGCGCTTATCTAAAGCTGCAATACAGTTAAGAGAGCAGTTAGATGATTCCTTCCCAGATCGTGACAGGGCATCGGATGGTTGGGTCGGTGATACCCGACACGCTGCTCGCAAGTCTGATCATAATCCAGATGAGCAGGGTTGGGTTCGTGCCATTGACCTTGACGCAGATTTATTCGGTGCAGGGGTCAAACCGCATATCATGCCAGACCTTGCAGATCAGCTTCGAATCAGTTGCAAGTCTAAGGCAGAGAAGCGCATCTCGTACATCATTTTTAACGGCAGGATTGCGTCTTCCGTACTTAACTGGAAATGGCGCAACTACACAGGGGCTAACAAACACCTTCACCACATGCATGTCAGCTTTAAGAAAGAAGCTGACCTTCTGGGTGAGTTTTTTCAGATACCTATGTTAGGAGCAAACTAATGAATGAACTAAAGACAGCAGCAGGTTCTTGGGGCAGAGCTTTTCTAGTAGCAGTAATCTCAATGGCAGCTGCTGGGGTCACAGACCCTAAGGCTCTTATTGCAGCAGGTATTGCATCCATCCTTCCACCAGTATTGCGCTATCTCAATGTTAATGATCCTGCTATGGGAATTAAAAAGTGACACAATCGGATTTCTTTACGCTGTATCTAGGCACACTAGCAATCATTGGCGGCTTGTCTGGCTATGTCATTACGCATCTCTTGTCTGAGATTAAAAGACTCAACTCGCGGGTTGATGAAATCTATAACATCTTACTAGACAGCTAACATGCTGCTATGGCAAGAAAAGCAACTAAGGCTTTAGAGGATCAAGGTTACTCAGCTCTCGATGCTTACTGCATTGGGATTTATGAGTATTACAAATCTTTGAGGCGGGCAGGCTTTTCGGATGCTATTGCTCTGTTTATGATTTCAGAGCCATCATCTTATCCTGCATGGATATTGCCTAACCCTGTCGATCCAGAGAAGTTCGGCAACTACGAAGATGAGGACGATGACTAAAGCCCGCTATCTTGTGGTATCGGATTTACAAATCCCGTACCACCATGAGCAAGCTGTTAAGAATCTTATCAAGTTAGTAAAGCGAGAGAAGTTTGACCTCATCCTTAATACAGGTGATGAGTTGGACATGCAGTCTCAATCGCGCTGGGCGCAAGGTACTAAGTTAGAGTGGGAAGGTACGCTAGATGCTGACAGAAGCCTTGCGCAGGATATTCTCTATGAACTCGGCACAACAGATGTCACTAGAAGCAATCACACAGACAGGCTCTACCATACTTTACTACGAGCACCTAGCCTCATTGGACTGCCAGAGCTTGAGTACGCAAAGTTTATGGACTTCGCAGGACTCGGAATCCGCTTCCATAAGCGACCATTCGAGTTTCATAAGGGATGGGTCTTGGTACATGGTGACGAAGGATCAATGAACTCCAATGCTGGACTCACAGCTCTTGGGCTGGCTAAGAAGTTCGGCAAGTCTGTGGTCTGTGGTCACACTCACAGGGCAGGCATTAGTGCCTTCACAGAGGGCATAGGAGCCTCATACAGGACTTTGTGGGGCTTAGAGGCAGGAAATGTCATGGACAAGAAGAAAGCC